TTGAGACAGAACTGGCACTCCAAAAACAAATAAGCATAGAGAATCACAACAGAGTAAGCAGCTTGTTAGCAGTTGTCGGAGTAGGATTAACCATTATAACAATACTGATAAATGTATACTTCAACATAATACGATAACCCATTCATTAGAGAAAAATAAGATATAACAAGGTTAATATTGGTGATTAAATGGCAATAACAAACTGGACAGAAAAAATCCACGAATGTCAAGAAGGAGAAGTAAACAGAGAATGGTGTTACTTAAACCAATATTATAACTTCAATGGAAATTTAAAAGATTTTTCTGAATTACTGGAATATGCTTTTTCAAAAGACATAAGGAACAAGCAAGGCAAAAGCAAGGAAATATTTGACAACTTCCTTACAAAACACAAAATCTGCTTTCATCCTGATGATGTAAGAAATGGCAAGCCTCCATCATATAAACAATTGGGAAATTGGAGTAATGGTCAGAACATTAATTGTGATGAAAAACATAACTGGGATGCGAGAAGGTCAAGCAAAAGGAATGAAGTCAACAGATTAGCCGAAGAAAACCTTGCAGCACAATTAACCGAAGACTTACCTTATTTTTATGAATGTGTCAAAAGAGGTTTCAAAGAAGTGGATGAATCTGTTGAAAACGCAAAGATGATGGGAAAATTCACACCACATCAAGCAGAATCTGCAACCAAAGGAAGAAACAATGCAGTCAACAGTTTACTTCAATTAACTGGTAAAGACAAGAATTATAATGTCAAAGCAGATGTTGATGCAGAAACCAAAGTAGAATACTCTAACGTGGATAATTTATTGGAGGCATTCCATGCAAGCAAAGCCGAATGGGACAAACATAAACAACAACAACAATAATATCTTGCACCTTGGAGCATTCAGCTACAAAGCACAAAGCTTCATCTACGATAGCGATGCTTTCATCAATATTGCACATGGCAGTGTAAGGAGTGGTAAGACAATCGCAGCCACATTCCGCTTCCTACTATTCGTATTAGAATCCGATTACTACGAGTTTATGATAAGTGGTAAAACAAGGGATACTATTGAAAGGAATGTAGTCCGTGACCTAATCCGTATGATAGACGGCAGAATACCATATACGTATCGGAAGTTCGACAACTACATCGAAATAGCAGGTAACAAGATATGGCTTATCGGTTTCAGTGATGAAGGAGCAACCGAGAAAGTACGGGGAATGACAGTAGGTGGATGGTACGCCGATGAAATAACATCAGCTTCTAAGTCCACTGTTGAGATGGCAATCACAAGGTGCAGTGTGGATGGAGCACAAATGTTCTGGACAATGAACCCCGAAAGCCCTTACCATTTCATCTACACCGACTACATAACCAACCAGGAACTCCTAGACAGTGGAACAGTCAAATGTTGGCACTTCACACTCGAAGACAACCTACACCTAAGCCAAAGGTATATTGAAGAACTAAAAAGAGTAAACCGCAAAAGCAGAATCAATTACAAACGAAACATACTCGGAGAATGGGTAATCGCAGAAGGAGTAATCTATGACAGCTTCGACGAAAACATCCATGTCTTCCATGACGATCTAACTTCAACCTTCGATGAGATTAATATCTGTTGTGATTATGGTGTGTCTACTGTGACAACTTTTGGAGTGATGGGGATAGTCAAGAATACAAAAGAGGGCAACAAGTATTATCTGCAAGAGGAAACCTATTACGATGCAACCGTCAAGGGAATAGCACAATCAGATAGTGACCGTGTAAATGATATCCTCCGATTACAAGACAAGTACAATCTTGGCAGAAAAAGCACTATCTACTTGCCACATGATGCTGCAAGTCTGAAAGCCCAATGCAAACAAGACCATCGCATACGGATGAAAGTAAGAACCTATGCCCCTGACACTTTCAAAGACATAACAAGAATACAAGACCTGTTCAACAATCAAAGGTTCTTCATTCATGAATCCTGCAAGAACAGTATTACCCAAGCTCAAACTTATTGTTGGGATACCAAAGCTCAACAACGTGGCGAGGATAAGCCTTTGAAGGTGGATGACCATTGCCCTGATATGTGGCGTGGAGGTTTATTCGGTTCCAGGTTAAGCCGAAGAGGACAAAAGATTAATGCGTGATATATTATGACAAAGAAATCTGATAGTTTTATAGTGACAATCGACAATGAAAAAGAGTACCATGTTATCGACCAGTTAGAACTCGATAAGCACGCTTTGAAAGCAGATATTGACCCTGCGACTGGGAGTAAACAAGTAGTGGATGAAACCTACAAGATGGGACATAACATCCTGAACCCAAAGTACAACCCATACGACCTTGTACAGTTACTAGACTTGTACACTTATCATGCGAGTTGTGTGGAAGCGGTCGCAATGGATGTCAGCGGTATCAGTTACACATTGAAACCTGTAGAAGGGGTTGAGCCAATTGAGGCGGAAAAGGAACGCTTCACTGAAGTGTTAGATAATTGTACCCCGAGTATTAATACTCATTTGCAACGCCTTGTTTATGACCGCAGAGCAATCGGTTATGGTGCTTTGGAAGTGATAAGGGAGGATAAGTCTGATTCTGATATTATAAGGTTGAAGCATATTCCTGCACAGACATTAAGAAGACACGCCGACCTTAAACGGGTATTGCACACTACACCATCTGGCAAGCGAGTATGGTTCGTGATTTATGGTAAGAATTATGATGAGTATGGTAACAAGTGTGATGTTCATGCAGATACTGGTGAATTCCACCCATATAATAGTTTGGAGCCTCATGAGAAAGCCAACGAATTACTATGGAGTATGGAGTATGCCCCAGGGACCGACTATTATGGCAGACCTCCAATAGTCAGTTGTCTTGGCAGTATTAAGGGGGATATTGGAGCGGTCAAGTATAACAATGCATTCTTTGACAATTACGGTATGCCTAAGTTTGCTATTACTGTGACTGGCGACTTCGCAGACTACGATGTAGATCCAACTGATGAAGACTATGACATCACACAGACATTAAGGTATAAGATTGGTCAGCAGATTAAGGAAGTCATAAAGAACCCACACAGTGCAATCTGTATCACCATTCCATCAGAAGGAGAAGAAGGAAATGTTGACTTGAACATCACACCTTTATCTGTGCAGACTGAGGAGGGTCATTTCCGTATGTATCGTAAGGATACTCGTGATGAGGTTATTCATGCTCACCACATGGACCCAAGCCGTCTCGGTGTCTTTGATAGTGGTAACCTAAACGGCAGTAACTCCGAAGCGACTATGAGCAGTTACAAATACGGTACTATTGCTCCAATCAAAGCAGAAATGGAGTCATTGATTAATCAAATCGGAACCGAATTAGGAATCACTAGTTGGAAGTTCAGTATCGAGGAAGTTGCTCCAATCGATTACACAAAGGATTTAGCATTGGCCGAGTTCCTGTTTGCAAGGGGTGCTATGACAATCAAGGAATTAATTGATAATTTCGGAAACAAATTCGGACTAACCATAACCGATGAGGACGATTATTATCTCAATGCAAGGTATTTGAATAATATTCCTTTGGAGCAGGTGTGGAATAATACTGAGAATAATCCTATGCTCGAAGTGGACTCAATACTCGGCAGTTTGGAAGACCAATTATGGAATGATAATGAAGAGGTAGAGGATGACATTACCCGAGAGGACCAAGAAACAGTTGCTGGCAAGCCAAGTCGCATTGAAGCGAAGGCAGAATAACGAAGCCCAACTTGAAAAGGAATTAGGTCGCTTCTTCCGTAAGCTTAAAAAGAGTGTCCTGAAAGAGTTAAATGAGTATTGGAGCGATTACCAACTCTTACAGGGTCAGGTTAATCTGATGCTCAGCCCCATTCATGAAGCTCACAAGGAGTATTATGAGATTATCAGGAAGTATAAGCTCCGAGAATACCAGTTAGGAAAGGCGGAGGCTAAACGGTTAACCAAGCGAGCAAACAAGGATAAGGTCTCCCTTAAAGCAGTTACCACACTAGGGGTTCAAGGCTTTGTTGACAAGGATAAGAATAACTTGTTTGGTACAATACCCAAGGCGGAAGAGGATTTGCTTAACCGTACATTCCGAGCTAGTGAGAACACATTAAACCGTGTAGACAACCAACTTAATCAGATTATAAGTGATGGTTACCGTGAAGGGAAGGGAATAAACCAGGTCGCAAATGACATTACTAAAAGGTTCGACCAATTAGCGGACTGGGAAGCCAGGAGGATAGCACGGACTGAGATAAACACCAGCCACAACCAAGCAACAAGAGACCAATACCGGGAGGATGGTGTCGAGTATACTCAATGGATCGCCGCGAATGATGACCGTACCCGTGACAGTCATGTGGATGTTGATGGTGAGATAATACCAATTGATGGTAAATACTCTAATGGTTTAGCTTTCCCGGGGGATACTAGTGGTCCTATTGAAGAATGGATTAATTGTAGGTGTAGTAATGCTCCGTTTGTGATTCCTTATGGGTTTATGGCTCCGTCTTTTAGTCCGTTCAGGGAGTCTGACCTTGTGCCGATTAATACTGAGAGTTTAAGTGAGCCAAGTCAGGAGCAATTAGAGCAGAACCTCACTCAGGAGCAGAGAAGCCAGTACGAGCAGTACACTAAGGCGGTCGAGGAAGCCCAGAGTATTATTGATAGTAAGTTCAGTTTGCCACGTGAAAGGTTACAGGCACGAACCCAGTTAGAGTATAATCTTAGCAAGCTTAACCAGTTGAAGTTGGTGGCGAATGGTGAATTGGCGAGAGGTTATACTAGTCTTATCAGTGCTGTTGCAGGCACACCACAAGAACCAACTGATGACCAATTACAAACATTATCCAAAGATGAAAGAGAACAAATCCAATGGGCTAAAAGTGTATTAAGCAAAGATTTCCATACTGAAAGGATGAAACAGAAAGCACAGTCCACATTAGATGAATTATACTCCAAAGCATTAAACAAACCTAAAAAGGTTAAAGATGTTGTTAAACCAGTTGAAACAGAACCTTTGAAACCTAAAACCAAGATTGTTGAAGAACAACCCGTTAAACCTAAACTAGTATCTGAAGAAACAAGAGTCAATCGTATGTCAAGTCAAGAGTTATATGACTCAATGACAAAAGCAGATAAAAAGAAATATGACAAAGCAAAAACAACTTACGAAAATGGTAAAAAATACGAATTCAAACCATTAATCGAAAAAGGATTACTTGAAATGAGGAAACTTGAACAGAAACAAAGAGACAAACTCCTTAAAAAACAGAACAAAGGCAAACCAAAAACAAAAACAGAAAGAGACCTTGTTTATGATGACCTTAAACAGTCTAATGAACCATTATGGCAATCTCATAAATCCGAAAGTGTATTATCTTCAAAGTCAATTACAAAACTTGAAAAATGGGCAGATAAAAAAGCCAAAGGTTCTGTTGAATTTGGATACAGATTTAACATTAAAACTGGTGAACTAATGGGTAGAGACTTTAAAGGTGGTCGAAGTGGAGTAACCTTAAAAGGAGATAGTCCAAATGTCGGTTCTGTTCATGTACACACTGATGAATTAAGTCCATGGCCAAGTGGAGCGGACATTAAAGCATACAGATGCGACTCTGGTTCTGAACACTATGTTATGTCTACACATGAAGTATGGTACATTCATGCAGAGGAACATATGGGAATGATGGGCCGATTAGTACAAGTAGATATTGACAGAGTTTATGACAAATGTGTTAAAGAGTCTAATGACTATTTAAAACAACAACTCATTGATGGAAAACTAAAACCGGACGAGGCCTCTATTAAAACCGCTTCCGATATTGATATTGGTAACCGATTGATTAAAGAATTCAGTAAAAAAGAATGGAAAGACAAAGGATTAACTGTTGAGAGGTATTTAAGATGAATGAAAATGAATATTATTTAGATGATTCCACTAATTTAAAAGAAGTTGTTCTTAAAGAGTTATTAGAACTTGCGGAACAACTTTAACTCTTTTTTTCTTAATTTTTAATCATTTTCTTCTTTTTTTATCTTTTTTTTATTTTATTTTTTATCCTTTTTTTTAATCTTCAAATGGGTAATCAAATTCCCCATCAGTACACCAGTTATCGTCACCAGCATACCCTCCAACAAGCTCACAATTCTGAGTGTAATCATTACGATAACGGCAATTCATACAAATTTTTAATTCACAGGCACCCTCATCGTAATACTCGCATTCTTGACCTATACAAGTTTTGTTATCCTGTGGACATTCATAATAATCCGCCATAAAAAAAGCCTCCTAATTTTTAATTATACTTATTTCTGTTTTCCATCCCTTTTATTTTTTTTTAAACTGCTTTGAGTGTATAATAGAAAGCCCACAACAAGAAGAGTATAATCGGCTTTCGGAAATTGATGCTTTATGAAAACAATAAAAACACTAACCGACGGCACAATCCACTTAACCGCCCCCGTGATGATACCAGGAGCAAAAGACTGCGACTGGATAAATGGGGAACCACCACTAACGGTTGAGCAAATCCGTGAATTCGCAAAGTCATATGAAAAATATGGTTTCATAGACCACGAACACGGACTCACAAGAAACGGAGAACGGATAGGAGAACCCGTCGACTCATTCTTACTAACAGAAGACACTACCATGCACCTCATTGATGGATCACTAAAAAGTTATCCAAGGGGGTCATGGTTTGTCACTTCACATATAACCCAACCAGAAGCAATTGAGACAGCCTTGGGTGGTGGTTATACTGGGTATAGTGCTAGTGTCTTCACTAAGTCACGGGCGGACGAGTATTTGGAGGCTTTGAAATCCGAACCAACTACTCCTTTGCCTTGCAGTTGTAAAGATGTTAGTAGCTCAGGCAACAGCTTGATTAAGGATGTGCCTGACCCAGTAGTGCTATCCGTGTCACTCGTAAAGAGTCCATGTTTACACGATAGTAAATTCTGTGAAGTAAATGGTGATATAATGGAAAACCAAGAAGATGTTAAATCATTAAAGAGTAAAGTGCTCTCTGCAATGGGCATGACCGAGGAAGCAGAAGTCCTTGCATTGAAAAGTGAAGTTGCAGATATGCAGGCTACACTTGAACAATTAAAAAAAGACTTCAATGATGCACTCAAAACCCTGCAGGAAGAGTTCACCAAGACTTTAACTGAAGCTTTAACTCCAGTGGATGAAGAGGAACCAGAGGAAGCTGACGCTGAAACTGAGGCCGAAGCTTCTGCAGAGAAATCCCTGGAAGAACCAGTTAAAGAAGAAAAAGAAGAAGATGAAGAAGAAGTAGAGACCGAAGAACCGGTAAGTGAAAAAGGCGAATCCAAAGCAGAACCAGTACATGACAACCTTTCTGCTGAGAAGAGTAAGCCTGTTAATATTTATGAAATCATGGGCAAAAACCCTGATGGAACACGTAAAAAATAAACCCTATATTTTTGAGGTATGATATTTATGGTGAATGAACATATTTTATCCCAAATCGTAAACGAACAAGAACGTGAAGTATTCAAAAGTATGAGAACTGATATGAATACTGCAAAAGCATTATTGAATGATGAGCAGTTTGCCACCTTTATGCGTGCTGCTACTATCAGTCAAACCATGTTAGCAGATGCAAGTTTCCGCCGTATGAACAGTACCAGCCAAGTGGTATCCAGTACCAAAATCGTTGGCCGTGTATTACAAAACGGTTACGACTCTAACGGCAATACTGAAGACCAATTAACCGAAGCAACCATTGGTTTCGGTAAAGCAGAATTAAACGCTAAAAAATTAAAAGCAAAAACCAGCATCCTCGATGATGATAAAGAAGACAACATCGAACAAGCCCAATTCGAACAAACCTTACTCAGTATGATGGGTGAAGCAGTAGGTGTAGACCTTGAAGCATTAGCGGTCTATGGTGACACTACCAAGACCGGACTCTTCGGTGTTACTAATGGCTGGTTAAAAGGAGCAACCAACCACATCGTACAAGGAACCGATTATGATGTAACCACCAAAGGAATCGTTGACTTGTTCAATCA